CGTAACTGTTTTTGTAATCCGCCTAAAGCAATATTATTAAATTTTATTTGCGCTCTATTTTGTCTAGCTTCTGCTCCTGCTCCTGAAAGCAAACTAAAAGCTTGTAATCCAACTTGTGCTGTTATTGGGTCCATATTATTCGTTCTCCGTAAAAGGTTTAAACATTGCTGGAGGTCTAAATGTTGTTGTAAAATCTGGATTTATTAATTTTGCATCTAATAAAGATTGATAAATATTAGGGTCTTCAAACACATTCATATAGTTTGTTGGTTCGTTTTGTTTGCGCTTATTAAATATGCTATTGTCTCCAACTAAATCACCAAAATCAAATCCTTCTTTTTTTCCAAAGTTAGGAGTATAAGCTGGAGGTAATTTATCAGAATATTGTTGTATATTTTTATCTAAATATTCTTTTACTTTGTTAAATGCACTATATTCACCTATAGTATTTCCTTGACTATCTTCAGCAAAATCATAAGATGCTTTACCTATAGCTTCTTGTGGTAATAGCCATTGTAAATTATTTTGTAATGAACCTAAATCAAAACTATAAGGCAAAGGTTTATCATTTGAATCTACATTTTGATTAATATCGTAAGGTGTAGTTGATTCATATTTATCTAAATAAGGAGCTACTGTAGAAAAGTTTACATTTTGACTTATTACATCTACTAAATATGCTTGTTGTTTTTTTGCAGTTTTTCTAGCATCTTTACTTGCTTCTTTATCATTTAATATTTCAGTAGCTTTTAAAAATTGATTATAGTCTGCATCTGATAATGTTTCAGATATAAATATTTTACCATCACGAGCATCTTGTATCATATCTTTTATAGCTTTAGAATATGTAGACCATCTACCTATACCTCCAAAATACTCATCTTTAGTTTCGTTATATATAATTTCTCCAATATTATAACTATGTTTAGGGTCTTGAGCTAATGCTGTATATAATCCAAATTTTTGTGCATTTTCTATAGATTTTCTTTGACCTTGTTTAAATGTCCATCCTGTACCACCGCTTACATCTACTGGATTATCTGTAGCAAAACTTTGTCTAACACGTCTACCTTCAGCTAACAAAGCACCTTCAGATATTTCTTTACCGCCTATAAAAAACTTTTGATTATTTATATCACTAAAATCAGTTCTACCTGCTAACCAATCTAAAGCAGTATTACCTTCATAAATTAGAGGAGCACCAAGTTGTGTTTCTAAACTAGATGCACCTAATTCTATTAATTCATTATTATCTTTAACTTCGTTTAAAGTAGAAAGTGATTCAAGAAAAGCAGAAGAAGCTTCATAAAATCTTTGTTCATCGTTTTCTCTATCAATAATACCTTTTTGTACAATTTTACTTTCTTGCATAGAACCAGAAACATCATATTTTAATGCGTTTAAAGATGCTTTTATATTGTAAACTCTAGCATTTGGTTTATTGATTGGCATAATATTCCCCGATTTTTATATATAATATATTACTTATAGTCATAACATTCAACTGTTTTATCCAGATTTTGCCTTTACAAATTTTCTAACTACAGGACTATCATTTAATGGTCTACCATCAGACAGATTAATCCACTCACCTCTTCTTTTAATATACTGTTCTACTTTATTTAAATTACCAGGATTTTCATAATAAACAATATCTCCTTCTACTCCTGATTCTTGAGTAGGTATTTCATCTACAAACCTTGGTCTTTGTTGAGAATAATGATTAGTTCTTCTTTTATTATCAGAAGTTCCCCCGCCTACTCCAGCAAAAATAGGAACGCTAAATTTTTTTTCTATTTCTTTTGCCATTATTTTACACTCTTTTGTCTATATATTATTGACATATCATTTATTTCAAAATCAGCTGATACGTCTTGACCGCTTACATCTTCAAACTTCATACTAAATGTTTTAATATTATTTGCATTAGATTGTGTGTATAATTCTATTACTGTAAAGTTAGCACTACCTACTATGTTTGTTATTTGAGCACCAGAACTATCTACAAAATTATTAGTGTATCCACCTCCGTCTACTGAATATTTAGGCAATACATTTGTGTTACCACCACTAGCACCTTTATACGTTAACTCTACTTTAATTACTTTCTTTTTAGCTTGTGTTCCAAAGTTTAATTCTTTTAATTGTACATTAAAGTTATTTATAGCTTCTGAAGAATTTGATTGCCACGGAACAATAGTTGTTTGATTAGATGTATTTTCGTATCCATAAATTAAACTACCATTCCACATATTTACTAAGTTTGTTTTATCTTCAGCGTTTAATCTAGCTGTTCCTTTTACCCAAGAACTTGTTACCATATCATAAACTAAAATGTCCCCACTATTGCTTGTAGCGTTTTTAAATGACTTTATAATAATTAATTGTTTTGACTTAGGAGAAAAACCTACCATTGTTTCTCCGTCTACATAAAAACTACTCCATAAAGATTCTGATATAAAACGTACACCTTCTTTTACAAATAAATCACCTACTTGTCTACCATTGTATAGATATACTCCATGTTCATTACACCAAGCTACACCATAATCTGTTTCACATACTGCATTGTGATGAGATACGCCTTTGTGTTTGTGTGTAGCTTCTAAAAACTCTTGGCTTTTTGTTGCATTGATAATATATAGAGTGTTTTGTTTGTATTGTAATAATCTATCTGCATATGTAGCTAGTCTAATAATTTCTTCACCATCGTTTACTGCTACATCAATTCTTCTATCCATAGTAAATGTATCAAATTGACCAGCCCTAGACTTAAACACACTATCGCTATAAATACGTTCTTTGTTGTCTTTATCAGTTAATTTTACATTTCCTAGGTACAACCTTTGTCCAATTAAAACAGACGTTTTCCACTTGATTTGTTTAATTAGATATTCTTGTCTTAATCTTTTGTTAGCTAGAGGAGGAAAATTAAAAGGAACTCCTAATCTATACTTACCTGGATTCATTACTGCATAATTAGGCATTAGTATTCCCTTTCTTGTTGGTCTTCATCATAGTCAGGTGGAGCTGATAAACCACTATCAGCTATAGTCATATATTGTATATCACTATCTGCTATAACGTTAAAGTTTTCATCTAACACTTGTACTCTAAATTCTCTATCTGTTCCTGGTCCTGGTAGTGTTAAAGGAACATAATACGTATCTACTGTAGTTCCTGGTGTACCAGATATACCAGTCTTTAATGCAATTTTACTTCCAGATGCACCTCCTACATATAAAGGAGATACTGCTCCACCCCAAACTCTTAAGAATCCAAACCTATTATCAAAGCCATTAGCTGAATTATTATTATCTAATTTAACTCTTAAAAATACATTACTATAAGATTTTCCTTCAGTACTAGAAGTATAAGCAGTTCCACTATTCATCCAATCAGTTCCAGTACCATCATTTTTATCATGAAACGACAAAGCTGTACTTTGTTGTATAGCATTATAAATTTGTATTCCTTCTTTTTGTGCAAAAAACTTTGGCGTAACATTTTGTTCAGCGCTATCACCTTGCCATTTGCCATGAGTAGTTTCGTTTTGAGGGTCATATATATCCCAAAAATGTTTACCACCTTCTTTTAAATCTGTATGCATTAAAAATATCCAATCATCATCTGCTTGTTCTTTAAAATAAAAGTTTAATCCAATTAAACGATTATCTCCAAATATGTTATCTCCAGATAAAGATGTTGGTTTAGAACCAGCAGTTCCTACACCTAAAAATACTTGAAAAGAAATTTGCTCGTTATACAAAGGTATAGAGTCTTCTATTCTATTTACAAAGTCGCTATAAAATATTGATATTTCTCCTTCTTGATTACCTTGATAAATTGGTGTAGCACCAAAGGTAAAATTTCCATTCCATTCTCCACCTTCAGTAGTTTTGTATCCTAAAATTAAACTACCTTTTTGTGAACTAATAGTAGAAGCATCGGGACTAGCGCTTTCCATATCTACTAATTTCATAGTTGCTCCTGATAAAGCATCAAGCTTACGAAGTTTTTGATTGCCGCTATCCCATTTAGTTATATCATGTAAATTTGCAGTATTACCTCTATCATCAGTCCAGAATAGTGATTGGTCTATATATCCAAACCATTTACTATCTTGACTAAAAGAAGCATCTCCAATACGTAATAAACCATCACCGTAATAATAATTAGGTTTTATAGCACCACCAAATGTTACTTCATCAGACAAAAAACTAGGACTAGAACCATCTTTGTCTCTATAATAAAAACGAACTTTAGTGTTCGCTTTATCATATACAGCTAAATAATCATCTGGGTTATTAGCACTACCATGGTCGTAATCAGAAGAAAAATAATGTAATCCATATCCAGGTTCAACATCAGCGGTAGCACCACTTGTAATAGCACTACCTTTATTTCCTAATCCTACTAGTCTACCTATTTTATGTGTAGATACACCATCAGCTTCACGTAAGTCTATATCACGTATATCTTTTGAGTCTGAGTTATCATGTATACCACCATGAAACCCTAGTATTTTATACTCTTTTTTTGGCATTGACTAGCATCCACATCCACATTCACAGTTCATGTTGCCCTCCTAT